CGAAATGCTTAAAATTGAAGAAGAAGGTATTATTGCATCTATAGGAGCAGCGGAAGAACCTGCTGAAGCACCTGCTGAAGAAGAAGTTGAAGCAGCAGAGGAAGAAATGGGATATGCAACCAAAGAGGAACTTGCAGAGGTTAAGAAAATGATTGAAGAAATCAAAGCAATGCTTGAGCCTAAAGAAGAAATGAGTTCAGAGGAAGTAACTGAAGAATTGTCTGAAGAAACTACTGAATTAAGCGAAGAAGTTAAAGAAGTAGAAGTAGAACTTTCTGTTGAAGAACCTATTGCTAAAGTAACTCATAATCCTGAAATTGAAAATAAAGTAAACTTAAATGTTTACGGACAAAAAAGAGAAATGAATACTATGGATAGAGTATTCTCTAAAATTGCTAACATTAAAAAATAACTAATATAAAATGGCAACAACTACATCTATTACAAGTACTTATGCAGGGGAGTTTGCAGGACAGTATATCTCTGCTGCTCTATTAAGTGCTTCAACTATTGAAAACGGAGGGATTACAGTAAAACCTAACGTTAAATTTAAAGAAGTAATCAAAAAAGTATCTACTGATGACATCGTAAAAGATGCATCTTGTGATTTTACTGCTACTTCTACTGTAACACTTACTGAAAGAGTTTTACAACCTGAATTTCAGCAAGTGAACTTACAACTTTGTAAGAAAGACTTTATCTCTGATTGGGAAGCAATACAAATGGGGTATTCTGCACATCACGACTTACCTCCTTCTTTTAGCGACTTTTTAATTGCTCACGTTGCAGCTAAAGTTGCACAAAGAACAGAGCAATCAATTTGGGAAGGTTCAACTGCAACAAGTGGACAGTTTAACGGTCTTACTACTCTAATTGCTACAGACGCTGATTTACCAACTGCTAACGAAGTTGCAGGAACTACAGTAACTGCTGCTAACGTAATTACAGAGTTAGGTAAAATCGTAGATGCTATTCCTTCTACTCTTTACGGAAGTGAGGACTTAAACATTTACGTTTCTCAAAACATTGCAAGAGCCTATGTAAGAGCATTAGGTGGATTTGGTGCATCAGGATTAGGTGCTGCAGGTACAAACGCAATGGGAACTCAGTGGTGGAATAACGGTTCACTTTCTTTTGATGGTGTAAAATTATTCGTAGCTAACGGTCTTGCAGATAACGTAGCAATGGCTGCTGAAAAATCTAACCTTTTCTTTGGCACAGGCTTAATGTCTGATTCTCAGGAGGTAAAAGTATTAGATATGAGCGACCTTGATGGTTCTGATAACATTCGTGTAGTAATGAGATTTACTGCAGGTGTACAGTATGGTATTGTTGATGACATCGTAACTTACGGTATCACTAACTCTGCTAACTAATAAACAGATTAATTAACTAATAAGGGTGGGTAAGGTATAGTCCTGCTCACCCTTTTTTAATACAAATACAGATGGCTTGTGAATTAACTAAAGGTAGAATTGAACCGTGCAAAGACGTCGTTGGAGGAATTAAAGAAGTATATTTCATTGATTATGGTGATATTACAATTTCTTATGACCTTACCGATACAGACGTAATTGATGACTTGGGTGCAGTTACTGCTTACAAATACGAATTAAAAGGAAATAGTAGTTTTGAACAAACTATCACTTCCTCAAGAGAAAACGGAACGACTTTCTTTGAGCAAACTCTTAATCTTACTTTGAAAAAATTAAGTAAAGAAGACCACAAAGAATTAAAATTAATGTCTTATGGCAGACCGCATATTGTAGTGGCTGATTATAATGGAAATGCGTTTTTAATGGGCGCAGAACACGGTGCTGAAGTAACAGGTGGAACAATTTCTACAGGGGCAGCAATGGGTGATTTAAGTGGGTACACTTTAACGCTTTCTGCTTCTGAATTAAAACCTGCTAACTTTTTAGAGGGTGCTACATCTGCAAACCCATTTGCAGGACTTACTGGTACAGTAACGGTTACATCAGGTACAGATTTCTAAATCTTATTTGATTTGATTTAAGAGGGTGGCTATATGCTGCCCTTTTTTTGTTTAAATGTTAAAGTTTTGTTAAAATTTATATTTTATTTGGTTGATGTTAATAAAATGTTTATATTAGTATAAAGATTAAGTTCTTTGACAAAGTGTAACAATTAAAACAAGAATCAAATGGAAGCATTTATTTATGATGATGGTGGTAGAGCCAAATCAGGGTTTAAAGGCAAAGCAAGGGATTGCGTAGTAAGAGCAATAGCAATAGCTACAGAAATACCTTACAAAGAAGTTTATACCCAACTAACCAAACTACAAGGAAGTACAGTTCGTAATGGAGTATTCAGAAAATATTACGACAACTATCTTAAAAGCATAGGTTGGAAATGGAAAGCAACAATGTTAGTTGGACAAGGTTGTAAAACACATTTAAAATCTGATGAACTACCAAAAGGTAAAATCATAGTCCGTTTATCAAGACATCTTGCAGCAGTTGAAAATGGTATAGTAAGAGATACATTTGATTGCACAAGAGGAGGTATGCGATGTGTTTATGGTTATTACTACAAAGGGGGCAATTAAGCCCCTTTTTTTATGCTTTAAAATAACAAAATCAAAGTTTTTTTATTGTATAAATATGATAGTATTACAAGAAAGTGCTTCGGCACAAAACATTGATTTCATTCCAAGAACTTTTACAAGTGGTAACACCTATAATGTTACAATAGTGAATGAAACAACTAATACAGAAGTGCATAACGTAGATACTACAAGTATAACCGAAAACTTGTATTATAACCGTTATAATGCTACTTTTAACCTAAAGCAAGATGTTACATATAACCTAACTATAAAGAGTGGTAGTGATGTAATATTTAAGGATAAAATATATTGCACAAACCAAACTGATTTACCAGCTTACACAGTAAACGAAAGTGAATATATTTTTAATGATACAGATAACGAGTTTATTACTTTATAATGGATAATTTACATATAGTTAATTTAGCTTCTTACAACCGCCCTAAAATAAGCGAAGATAAAAACCGTGATTGGGTTGAGTATGGAGATGACAATGATTACTATTCTTACCTAATAGACCTTTATACCAATTCAACTACAAACAACTCTATTATTAATGGGGTTACTAATATGATTTACGGTAAAGGTCTTGATGCGTTAGATAGTAGTTCAAAGCCTGATGAATATGCTGCAATGCGTTCAATCTTTAAAGATAGTTGTTTACGCAAAGTAACATTAGACCTTAAACTTTTAGGAGAGGGTTCTTTTCAAGTGCTTTACAAAAATGGTAAGGTAATGGCCGCTGAACACTTCCCACGTCAAACATTACGAGCAGAAAAATGTAACGACAATGGAGAAATAGAAGCGTATTACTATCATCCTAATTGGGCAAAAGTTAAACGTAGTGATAAACCTCAACGTATAGCTGCTTTTGGTTTTGGTAATGGTAAAGAGCCTGAAATTAAAATTATAAAAAAATACGTTTCAGGATATGATTACTATTGCCCTGTAGATTATCAAGGTGGGTTGGCTTACGCTGAATTAGAAAGCGAAATAGCCGACTATTTAATTAACGATGTACAGAATGGTTTTAGTGGAACAAAGGTAGTCAACTTTAACAACGGTATTCCTGACCGTGAAAAGCAAATGCAAATCAAGAATGATGTAATGCACAAGCTGACAGGAGCAAGAGGCGAAAAAGTAATTATAGCTTTTAACAACAATGCCGAAAGCAAAACCACAGTTGATGACATTCCATTAAACGATGCACCTCAACACTACCAATATTTATCTAATGAGTGTTCAGCTAAACTAATTGTAGCACATAGGGTAACAAGCCCATTGCTTTTAGGAATACGTACAGAAAACAATGGTTTAGGTTCAAATGCAGACGAAATAAAGACCGCTGCTTTACTTTTTGACAATATAACTATAAAACCTTACCAAGAATTGATTTGTGAGCATATAGACGATATTTTAGCGGTTAATGGTATTAGCTTAAAACTTTACTTTAAAACACTTCAACCGTTAGCGTTTATTGAAACAGATAATGCAATTACAGACGAATCAAGAGAAGAAGAAACAGGAGTTAAACTATCAGCTACTTTTGATGACAAAAAAATGTTTGACCTTTTAGATGAATTTGGAGAAGAAGAAGATTTAGAGGGTTGGGATTTAGTAGATGAAAGACCAGTTGATTACGACCAAGAAGAAGCATTAGATAAAATGATTGGTTTAGCTTCTACAGGAACTGCAAGACCAAACGCTACAAGTGAGCAAGATGGTGAGGTAGAAGATATGAAGTTTAAAGTACGTTATCAATATGCACCATTAAGAACACAAACTAACAGTAGAGAGTTTTGTAAGAAAATGGTATCTGCTAAAAAAATCTATCGTAAAGAAGATATAATGCAGATGAGTACAAGAGCAGTAAACGCAGGATGGGGATTAAACGGTGCTGATACTTATGATATATGGCTATATAAAGGTGGAGGTGCTTGTCATCATTTTTGGATGCGTAAGACCTATATGGCAGTAGATGTAAAGCCTGATGCTACTAACCCAAAAGCAGAAATAAGTGTAAACAAGGCAAAGAAAGAGGGATTT